CGCAACCCAGAACTCTTGGAAAGACGAGTGGATTACTCTTCTTTTCAGCATACCCTTGATTCTTGCATTTTGCGGAGACTGGGGTAATCAGATTGTACAGGCAGGATTTTTAGCCTTGGAGAGTATGCCAACTTGGTATCAGTACTCCCTTGGTGGTATTGTTAGTGCTAGTATTGGTATAAGATCAGTAAGTAAATATTTTGGAGGAAAGAAGTAATGACATTTAAACTATCACAACGCAGCATCGATAAGATGGACGGGGTAGACAGTAACCTTGTAGCTGTTGTTAAACGAGCCATTGAACTGACTAAAATTGACTTTGGAGTTATCTATGGTATGCGTACCCTAGAAGAACAGGAAAAGCTTTTCGCAGCTGGTAAGTCTCAGACTATGAAGTCTAAGCATCTAGTAGGCAGGGCAGTCGACTTAATGGCGTATGTAGATGGTAAAGGGTGTTGGGAACTCAACGTCTATGATGACCTCTGTGACGCTATGAAGGAAGCTGCTAAAGAACTAGGTGTAGCAATCAAATGGGGCGCAGCTTGGTCAGAGGGTGATATCCGTACCTATGAAGGTACAGCGGAAGAATCTATGATGAAATACATAGACTTGAGACGCTCACAAGGAAAACGCCCATTCATAGACGGACCTCACTTTGAACTTATGTAATACCTGACGTTTAAGAATAAGAGACAGACAAACTCTCAAGTTTTCTGACAGTCTCTTTCGGGAGGGGCCTAAAAATCCCTCCCACATTAATACCTGACGTTTAAGAATAACCGCTAGGGTTAATAATATAATTTAAGTATATACTCACTATATACCTTAACTATACTATTTTGAGGAGTCGTAATGGCTAAAGATAAAGATCCACGATTAACTCGTGCTGGTGTATCTGGTTATAATAAGCCTAAGCGTACTCCAGGCCACCCTACTAAGTCTCACATTGTTGTAGCTAAGTCCGGTGATACAATAAAAACAATTAGGTTTGGTTCTCAGGGGGCTAAAGGCTCTCCAAAGAAATCAAATGAGTCCGAAGCTTATCGTAAAAGGCGTTTGGCTTGGAAAGCTCGTCATCAGAGTAATATTGACAAGGGTGCCACAAGTGCAGCCTATTGGGCTAATAAAGTCAAATGGTAAAGGAATAAACAATGGCACTAATAACTAAACCAACTAAGGCTATTAAGAAGTCAGTTGCTGATCCTAGCGATAGCTACCACTCACTTAAACCTCTGTGGAAGAAGTCTAGGGCTGTTCTTCAAGGTGAAGAGAATGTCAAGGCACATGATGAGTATCTGAATAGAGATTACACTAATCTACTTATTCCTTTTTCTCCTAGTATGAACCAAGCTCAGTATGACTTCTACAAGTCAGAAGCAGAGCTACCGGGACTTACTGCTCAGTACTGTAAGGTTCTTATTAGTGCTTTGCTACGCAAGGATTCTCATCTGAAGCTACCTGACGAACTACCTGATGACGCTTATGACTGGCTAAAGAATAACTTTACACTAGACGGTATGTCTTTGTTTAACTTCTTAGACAATGCACTGTGGGAGGAACTTCAAACTTCTCGTGCTTGGGTGTATGTTGACTACCCGAATGTTAGTGAGCAAGAGTACGACAACCTTTCCCCTGAAGAGCGGGATATGATCAAACCTTACCCTGTTATTATTGAGGCTGAGAGTGTTATCAACGTCCAAACAAACGCCCATCCGCTTACCCGACAGAAGACACTTAGCCGCATGGTAACGCGTTACCTCGTTAAACGTTACACACCAGAGAACCCTTGGCATGCCGACTATGTTGACACCGTCTGTGACCACTACCTTGATGAACAAGGTTACTTAGTACTAGACTACTATGAACATGCCGACAACAACAACGAGTTAAAAGTTCTTAACGGTGATGTTCGCCAAGAGTACGAAGACTATCAGACTGGTTCTAAGTTCAAAAAGATAAATACAGTAATACCAACCATCTTTGGTGAGCGTATCAACCGTATTCCTGCTTGGCCTCTTAACGGTCAAATAGAACCTGTGGAACCTGTTCTCATGCCTCTTATCGATCGTGAGGTCTCTCTCTACAACAAAGTATCTCGCCGAAACCACCTGTTATACGGTGCGGCAACTTATACTCCTGTTGTACAGTCTGACATGACAGATGAAGAGTTCGAAGAGATTGTTAACGCAGGTCTTGGTACTTGGTTGAGAGTTCGTAAGGATGAAAGCATTAGTGTACTAGAAACACCAACAGGTGCTTTAGGTGACATGGATCGTGCAATTGCCTCCACCATCGAAGAGATGGCTAAGATGGGTATCCGCATGTTGTCGCCTGAACAAGCTGCCTCCGGTGTTGCCCTAGAAATACGCAATGCTTCTCAGACAGCACAGCTAGGTACACTTAACGCTAAAGTCTCAGGGACACTGCGGGAAGTAATTGCCTTTATGCTTAACTGGAAGTACAACTCAGACTATAATGCTGATGACATCGAATTTCAAATGTCTAGTGATTTCTCCCCTATGGTTGGTGGCGAAGGTGCTATGCGGCTGGTGTCTGAGTGGTATCAGATGGGTATTATCGGTCGTTCTACTTTCCTTAATATTGCTAAGTACAACGACTTCTTACCAGCTGACTATGACGATGAGGCTGCTCGTGAAGAAATTCAGACAGACACCTTGACACAGAATCAAAATGATGACTCTATTAACGTAGAAGAATAACCTTTACACCTGAGCAAGTGTTAAAACTGCTCATTCCGAAACTTACTACTCAATGGAGTACTAGATGGATATTAACGAAAAGATTTTTGATCGTATTGTAGACAACATGGTTGACGTTCGCCTCTATGAAGAAGGTGTTCAACTACAAAACAGGAGAATACTTAAACGACATAGAAAAAACCTTAAGACTCTACTTCGGGGGAATGTGAGAGCAAGCCTCTCTAAGGAAGTAGGTCGATTTGGTACTGAGCTATTAGCCCATAAAAAGAACTCCATTACAGAGTTTTCAACTTCTCAACTTGATTTTCATACTGATAATCTTTATAAAGATGTTAAAAACTTCTATAGTGTTAAGAAGCCAAAAACAAGAGAGTTATTGGCAGAGGTCACAGGGCCAACCATGAAAGGCTCTAAGAGCATAACCCAGAATGTTAAAAACATTTCCGCAGGTGAGTTAGTCCGTATGCAGACTAAGGTTCAAGCGGGACTAGCAAAAGGTTTATCTCAAAACGAAATTATTGCTGATGTTCTTAAGACAACAAAGATTACAGAATATCAAGCTAAGACTTTAACACGAACTTCTATTACAGCAACTCAGACAGCTGCTCTTAGGAAGGTAGTAGATGACAACAAAGACCTTATCAAGGGTTATGTCTTTACTGCTATACTAGACTCTAGAACCAGCCCTATATGTTCACACCATAATGGAAAGGTTTACGACATCGATGATCAGAGGTACCTACCCCCTTTACATTGGAACTGTCGTTCCTCTATGATCCCTGTCCTAAAAAGCAAAGCACAGCTGGTAGAAGAGAACTCCCCACGGACTAACAAAGAGGCGCTTCTAAAGAAAAAGGAGAGTAGCCTTACAGGGCTTGCCCCTAAGTTGGAAGTGTTTGGCACTTGGCTAAAGAGACAGCCAATGAACATTCAGACAAAGATGCTAGGCTCAGAGGACGCTGCCAATTTGTTTAGGCAAGGTAAACTAAAGGCTGATCAGTTTGTCACACCTAAAGGAAAGGCTTTGAGTATACAAGCCCTAAGAAATAAGGCGGCAAACGCTACTGCGGTATTTAAACCAAGGCAGCAGCTTAAAGATACAGAATTAAAACTCGATGCAACACGACCAAGTAATCTTGTTAGTAACCCCAAGAATAAGTCAGACCTGAGAGAATTGTTTTTATCAGACGCTAATGACTTTTCTAAAACAATGTCACTTACCGATTATAAAGGTACGAGCTTAGTTGGTAAAACAGCAAGCCGCCGTAGAGTTGGTAATGAGTTTGACGAAAGAAATTTTAGCATTGACCCTCTAACAGGTGAAGTCAAAAACAATAACATCTATGCACCTGACTTTGGTCTATTACAGGAACGTCTAGATTTTATGAGAAACTCTAAACTTATGAATGCCGACGAAAAACAATTTGTAGAGTCACTCGTAGCCAGCCTAGATGACAAACTCTCTGTTAACCAACAAACGGTCATGGTAGAGAATTTAAGGGTTGTCATTGAACGTTTTACTAAAGACAAAAAACCTTGGGAGAATTTTGCAGCTGTTGTAAGGTCAGAGAATAGATTCGCGGTACAAAACGTATCTAGGCTTATCGATGTCAGATCAAGACAACGCTCTGAGATGTTTGTAAGTTACCTTTCAAAGGACACCCCCCAGGTCAATATCATGAACAAGTATTATACCTTCGATGATCTTCAGAAGACCCAGTTGAAAGACCAGAGGTTTATCGATGCTTGGAGAGCAACTGAAGGTAAGAAGCTAGCTAGGAAACTATTCCTGTCTGGTAGGGCACCTATGCGTCTGTACTTTAATAAGTTCACGGAGCGCTATCCTACAAAGAAAAAACTTGTAAAAAAACTTTTAAATAAGAACCCTAGGTTAAAAAAGGCCTATGATCTTTACGTAAAATTAAAA